ATCTATGATTGTAAGTGTAGTTTCATGTGCATCAGCTGTAGCTCCTTCAAATACTATTGCATTTTCAGCTTGCATTGTAACTGTATCTACAGTTGTGGTTGTGCCTGCTACAGTTAGGTTAGGCACAAGTAATTCTCCTGTGCTTGGGTTATATCTTAATGCACCTGTGTCGTCTAATAAACCATTTGATTCATTGTGAAATACAACAGGAAAGTTTGTGTTAGCTGTGCTGTCTGTAACTGTTACTGTAGATGCTAGCGTAACTGTTGTCCCTGCAATCACACTAGATAAAGCAGTGCCATCAACTGTTATAGCATCAGCTTCTAATGTGCCATCTATATCTGCGTCACCACTAATATCTAAAGTAGCTGCATCAAGTTCACCACTAATAGTAATATTTCTACCACCAGTTATATCCTTATTTGAATCTGTTATAATAGCTTTGCTTGCTATTACTGTTCCGTTGGTTATTCCATCGATAAGATTAATATCTGTAGCACTTGCAGTAACACCATCAAGTATATTTAATTCTGCAGCAGTTGCACTAATAGCTGTACCGTTAAAATTGATAGCATCTAAATAAGCAACACCATCAATATAAATATCTTTCCATTCTTTTGATGAGCTACCTAAATCATAAGTATTATCTGTATTTGGTATTATGTTAGAATCAATCTCAGCAGCTAAGTTAATGCTGTCTGTATCCGCATCTCCAAATGTAAGGTTTCCGGAGATAACTGCATTACCTGTTACTGTTAGATTACCACCAACATCTAAGTTAGCAGGTAAAGTAACATCATTATCCGCATCTTCAAACACAACTTTGCTTGCAGGCAATGTGCAAAATACTGTTTTATTACCAGCTGCAAAATCTATTTTAGTTGTATTACCTGCTGATGTATCAATAACCGTGGTTCGTGCAAGAGTGTCGGGAGACGCGTCAGCTACAGTTCCAATACCTATTTCCCATGTGCCGTCTGATTCGTGTGCAATAATATAATAAGTTGTATTTGTATCACCAATACCAGTTACAAATGTTTCAAAACCAGTTGCAGCTCCACCTAAAGATATGGTACCCTGTCCAGTTGTCGTTGTGGTTTCTTTGACTCTATCATTAAGAACTAATGCCATTCAAACCTCTAACTTAACCTTATAATTGCTGTGCTCGTTCCTGCTGCTGGAAATTGTATTGTAAATGTGCCCGCTGTAGTTGAGAAATTACCCCCGAAATCTAACCAACAAACTGCACTAGCACTTGCTGTCGCTGCCGCTCCAGAAGATTGATATATTAATGCATATTGTGCTGTTACTGTTACCGTAGTCCAAGACGTGTCATCAAAATCTACAAAGGCTGTTGATGCACTTGATCCCCCAGTTACACCATTTTTTGATAATGTGTTTCCTGCAGCTGTGTAACCTGTTCCCGATGCTTCGTTTGTTGTGTCGTAAACAGTGTCCGTTGCTGCAGCAGTACGTGAAGATGTATACAAAGCTATCTTGTATGTATCACCACTTGTTGTAAAATTGTGATTACCTTTTAAAAGTTGGTCTTTAAAAACATTTGATATTGCATTAGCCATAAAATCTCCTTACGGGTTTCCTGATGGAATTGGCATTCTAACCACACCATCTCTATTATCGTCTCTTCTTCTGAAACCCATTTGCTCTGAAGATAAGATTTGAATTGCTCCTTGATATGATTGCGTGTACATGGCCATCATCTCAGGGTTTTTTAGAAATTTAAATGCTTCTACAAGGCAGGCATATAATAAAGCATCTGGAGCATTATTACTAATCCAAGTTGTTGCTGTACTTGAAGATAGTCCTGTTGGTTGCGCTATATACGCAAGTTCCATAGAATACGCTGCATTTGGTGTAGGAGCAACAAACAATGTGTCCTGATCCCAATTTGAATAGTATTTTGGTATACCTGTGCTGTTTCTATTAGGCCAATATTCAGACATAAAAGCCTGATCTTTTTTAGTTAAGATTATACGTTCGTTATCAGTTAAACCACCTAAAGAACCAGAAGCACTAAATATGGAAACTGTTCTAACGTATGAAAAATCTGTTGGAATTTGTCCTGGTGTTGCAACAAAGGGGTCTGAGGCAGTTAAAGAAGCTGTAGCATATTTTCTAAACGCATCGGAATCTACTTGTCTAAATATTTTTAGTTCTGCGTGTTCGATAAAATCATTAATAATAGTTGTCGTTAAAACATTACTATCTGTTTCTGTATAATCTCTTATCTGTGTTACTAGCTCTGAATATGTGGTCATGGTGTTATTGTAACGGGTCCTGCATAAGCGCGAAACCCTCCTCCTCTTATATTACCAGTTGTTGCAGTATCTGTCGACACTGAGAATGTGTATGTATCCGTGTCTACCACAGTTATTGTGTAACCTGCAGATCTATTTATATTTGTGTTTGTAATACCATCAAAACTAAGAGAACCATAAAAACGAACAGTATCACTTGTTGATCTGCCATGGCTTTCTTCTGTTACCGTAATTGTTGAAGAACTAGCAGACCCTGTTTTAAAAGAATCACTTTTTAATAAATTAGGTGCAGCTGTTTCAACTCTATCTGGTCTTGCATTAGCTAAGCCTTGAGCGTCTGCTCTATGAATGTTTGGTTCTATCTGTGGGTGCTTTGATTCAAACTCAGATTTGTGCACAAACGACCCATTCCACTCTTTAACCATCTCTGTATACGGAAAAGCCATACCACTACGATCTGATATTGCTTTTGATTTTCTTCCTGATGCATAATTAGACATTTGGATAATACGCTTTCGGGGTTAAGTAAGTGCTAGTTGAAGAACCATCTTCAGTTAACGCTCTGTTTAATTCATCTTCATAATTCATTTTTAAAATATTAACTAGCTCTGGTTTAAATTTTTGAGATAGATAATAAGCGAGTCCAGAAACCATACATGGTACAAATCGATAAGGAACATCTGCTGCATTAGTGTAGTCACCTACGTCTTCCATTCTTTTTATAAAATAAATTTTCATATCAGCAGAAGCTGCTGTTGAATCCGGAGTGGGATATATACTTATAGTAACTCTGTCTATAAAACGTTGAACATAATACTGACTAGGTTGACCTTTTGTTAGTTTAGCGGACAACGCAGAATATGTTGACCTGTCTATCTTTGACATGGCTGTATCGTTCTGTGTTGTTTGAGTTCTATTTGTTCTGTATGTAGCTTCAAGAACATCATCCATACCAAAAATGGTAGATGGTGTTTGATTAGTTGTAGCTTGTGCCCTGTTAGTGTCTGCTGTATCGTCAGCAGCACTTCTGAAAAAATGATACTCAGCTTGTCCTTCAACAAGATCAATATTAGTTTCTTGCAGTTGCCAATAGTGTATTCCTCTATTGCCCCACTCTTGAAACATTATATTTAATGAACGTCTTCCAGATTTCAACTGATAACTAGTAAGCTCTTGTACACCAATTCGATCGTAAGCTTCTTCTAGAATCTCATCTATATAAAAGCTACTTTCGAACGTTGCTGTTCCTGAAGTAGTGTTTGGCATATGCTACTCCCTATTAATAAGTTTTAATCCACTCGCAAGTAACTGTTGCTGAATCACCAGAAGTACATGCTGGAAACACCAACTTAACATCTCCTGTAACACCACTAGCTTCATTGTTTTTAAGACCGCCTATTGAACTATAGTCTAGGTGTCCATCACCTTCTAAATTTAAAAAAGTTGCATCAGTGGTTGCATCCCAAACTAGTCTAATTGAATCTACTTTTGCCGTCATAGATACACTGTACCAAACTTTGTTTAGAGTAACTCTACTTGGTGCAGGACTTAATCCTGAAACATCAACTATAGTTGTAGTTCCGCCTGTGCTATCAGACACGTTATTATAATGAGTAATTAGTTTTTTATCACCTTGAAAAAGTGTTTGCGTTAATACTACGTCCGCCATTTTGTTTTCCTCCTACTAAAGAGTAGGGGCCATTACGCCCCTACTCAGAGTTTTAGTTATTATTGATCTGCAAATGCAGGTACATCTGCGCCTTCTGCGTAACCCCAAATGTAGTAAT